CATCGTTCAAATACTGGCCTGTACCTGCAGAAGCTGGGTGGTCGTAGTAGTCGTAGCTATAAAGCTGAATGGCTTCCGATACTTCGTTTCCCTTCGTTTCTTCTTTTTTTTGACTCTCCAGAAGCTCCTCAGACGTCCGTAGCACGATTTTTTTATTATCTGGGGTTAATTGTACCACCTTGTCCGTAATCTGCTGTGTGAGCGAATCTGGAGCGTCTGGGAGGGAGGAGGATTCTTCTTTAAAAGTGGTATCTATATCTGATTTTTTAACACCGAAATAATCAGCTAGTTTTTGGATAACACCAAAAGAAGGAGCGCTTCTTAACTTCATATAGTCTGTCATAGTACTTGCTGTAATTCCAACTTCTTTAGCCAACTCTTTTTGGGTAATACCACGTTGTTTTCTAAAGTGTGTAATATTTTCAGCAATAATTTTCATTCGTTTTTTTTCATCCATTTACGATTACCTCGTATTTTTTATAATTCTATTATATATCATTTTTTATTGATAGACAATCAAAAATACGAAAAAATCCTATTTTTTTGATAAAAACTATTGACAATACGAAAAAATCGTATTATACTATAATCAAGCTTAAGGAAATAACAAAAAACAAAGCGGAGGGAAACATCATGAACACATTAAACGAGAAAGCCATCAACATCTTCAAAGCAGCGTTCGCAGGAATTCAGGACAAAATGAATGTAGCCTGATTGGTAGCACCAGGGTTCGGCTCCTTGGCAGGCTGTTGCTCATAGAGCGAAAAAAAGAGAAAGGAGAGAGGGATAATGAATGCAAATGTTAAAGTCTTTTATTCACTGATTTGCAAAGACCTGAACGAAGTTATCGATGCAAAAAATAAAATCATCGCCAATACACTTGACGATGAAACTGTTGAGATAAAAATTGAATGTTTACGTGATGTTTGAACTGTAAAATCATTCGGAGATGAGGCTATCGTAGATCGCGTAATAGAGCCATGGTCGATTGTCTGATAGCTGTTGCAGGAGAGTCGCTATTGTTGCCCTCGTTTACTGTGTAGAGCATTGCAGATGCCAAGGTAGCATCAAGAACAAACTCATCTGTATATTTGCGCTTCTTGTTATCTGAGTAGGTAATTTTCAGTGTGATTCGTCCTTTATAACCTGGTTGTATCGATGATGTAAATTTTTGTCCTGGTGCAATCATATTTCCGATGAGTGAGCCGAAGCGGTGTACAGAATTCAATGAATCCAATTCTCCATCTATCTGAATATTATCGATATATGCTGGAGTTTGGCCAAAGTTTTTAAAAACATAGGTACGTTGTTGATTTTTAACTGCATAGGCATCTACATAAACATTAATATAAGGCTTTGCCATATCCTCTGTAGCTTTCTTTGTTTGCCAGAGTGAAATGGTATTAAAAACAAAACCGACAACTGCAATGATTACTGTGATATAGAGTGTCCAAATTTGGACATTATCATTGGTGATTTGTGGCATTAGATCACCTCCTTTCTAGCTTTATTATAGCAGAATTGCGAGGAACAAATAGAAAAATAAGGAGGTAGGAACGTGCAGTGGACTTTAGAGGCTATGCGAATTAACAAAGGACTTACTCAAGCAGAGTTAGCAGAGAGATTTGAAGTGTCAAGTCAAACAATTGCCCGATTAGAAAAGGATAGCTCGGATATCGGTTATCAACTATTGAAAAAATACATGCTTTTTTTCAATGTGAAGTTTGATGATATTTTTTTGGGCAAAAAATACGAAAATTTCGTAAATAACTAAAAACAGAAACTTAAGAAAGGAGAGCGTATGACAGACTTTAAAGATTTGGATTGCCAGTTCATCTTTCAGGAATCCAACTGATGATTATACAACTGTTAGTAATAGCTTTATCAATGATCCTGCGTTAGATTTTACAGCTGTTGGCATCATGATGGTAGTGCTGGCTAATCACCCGAACTGGCAAGTCTATCCAGAAGAAATAGCTAAGCGGAAAGGTGTTAGTCGTCCAACTATTAGTAAATATTTCAAAATCTTGGAAGATGCTGGGTATTTACGTCAAGTTAGGCGAAAGCCTCCAGGCCGTGGAGGAAGTCATGTATTTCGATTTTTCTCTGATAGAAAAATATCTGATTTCCAGTTTGATATCATGTCGCAACGACTTGATAAAGCGATTAGTGATTCAACTTTTGAGATGTAAGTTTTTTTCATGTCAAACTTTTTCATGTCAAACTTTTTCATGTCAAACTTTTTCATGTCAAATTTTTTACACTAATAAATATTAACTAACAACAAGTATTAACTAACAATAAATACTAACTAACAACAAGTCCTACTTCTCTTAATAAATAAAAGAGAAAAATTTCAAATTTAGGACTTTGCAAAAATGGGAAGGGAGTACTCATGAAGCAATTAAAACTAAGCATTAAACCCAAACAAGAACCTACTGAGGGCCAATCTCTTAATTCGTCAGGTTATTCAGTAAAAATCAATGACTGGGAGCTTGGGCGTGGAGTCATGGATTTTAAATTAGAAATGTCAGCAGACAAAAAACCAAAAGCCACCGTCACATTTACACCAGATGTTATTGAAACTAATGGCGTGGTTGTGGATCCTCAGGTTTTAGAAACGTTTGAGCAAGTTTACTCAGACTTTACTGCTAAAATCCAAAATGAGCAAGAAAAATCTGAGCAGGAGCTGCAGGATGTGGCAAAATCACCGGCTATTATCGAACTCTATATTGGCTTGAGACAGTCTTTGGCTCGAAAAAGATGGGAAGAGCTAAACAGCCTTTACGATTACCAACTGAACGAAAAAGAGCGTAATTTGTCAAAAGACATAACACTGGATAGCAGTGAAACAAATGCCTTTCGCAAACACGCTCTGATGATGATGGGGATTATCTAATAATCCCATGCATTCTATCTGCCAGTCTATTCTGCTCATTGATAGACTTAGACAGATTGCTAGCTACATGGCTATCTCTTGAAAATTCATCTAGGACTTTGGCGAGTGCTTTAGACAAATTTTCAGAGTTATCAATGCCGTACTCATCAAGAATCATCTTGATAACTAGGTCATGCATAACATCACCTCCTTTCTAGCTTTATTATAGCAGAAAAGGGGGTTAGAAACAGAAAGGAGGAAAGAATGAACGAACTAGTATTATCAAATAATTCTAGTCAAATCGAACTGGAAATTAAACGATTTCTATCAGTTCCTTTAAAATTAAAAATTTTACGAGAATGTTTGTTGTATTTGTTCTTCAAAATGGCTAACGATACGACAGATATAACGGTAGAGAAGTCGACCGTACATTCTAGCGATGGAGCAAGAAAGACAGTCTATACAGTAACTGTATATGACTAAACAAAAACGCACCTAACAAAGTCAGGCGCTCACTAAAAACACTAAGTAAATTATACCACGAAAGGAGCAAATATGGAAGCAGTTCAAATCGTGAGAATTAAAGATGTGATCATCGAGAAGATTTCTGCAAACGATGAAGAACTAGAGCGCATCTTTGGATGTTCAAAACGGCAAGCGGGAGATATGAGGCGAGAAATGAAAAAATTGCCTAGTCAACAAAAGCACCTCAGAAATGATGGTCAGCTTGTCACAATCAAAGGTTTTGATGCTTATCTGCAATATCGAGGCAGTCAATCATGGAAGAAAGAAATGACTAAAACCGTTAAGATGACACGATAATAAATACTAACTATACAACAATTTTTTTATGTTAAAAATAATAGAGGAATCAAAAATGAGTAAAAAATATGAATTAGTAGTCGATGACACAATAACATTCTGGGGCTGGAAGTTATTTAGAATTAGAGCTTTAATCAGTTTTGGGAGTGTGGATGCTGGAGATCTTGGCGGATATATCTATACAGAAGATAATCTAAGTCAAAAAGGCGATGCATGGGTATCGGGCGATGCCAAAGTATGGGGCAATGCCAAAGTATCGGGCGATGCCAAAGTATCGGGCAATGCCGAAGTATCGGGCAATGCCAAAGTATCGGGCGATGCCGAAGTATGGGGCAATGCCGAAGTATGGGGCAATGCCAAAGTATGGGGCAATGCCAAAGTATGGGGCAATGCCGAAGTATCGGGCGATGCCGAAGTATGGGGCAATGCCGAAGTATCGGGCGATGCCAAAGTATCGGATTTTGAGGATGTTATCGTTTTTAAAAACCATTGGTCAAGCGGACGGCATTTTACTTACACGAAATCTAATAAAATGTGGAGAGTAGGCTGTTTCTACGGAACGGGTCAAGAACTGATTGATAAAGCTTATAGAGATAGCGAAAAATCTGGGAATTTCTATAAGGCTTATGTGGAATTTATAGCATCCTTAGAGGGGTTAGGAGAATGATATGGCAAATACCATTTACAAAAAACTACTCAATATCCAACGTGATCTAAAAGCACCAAAAGGTCAATACAATAACTTTGGTAAGTATAGCTACCGTAATGCAGAGGATATTATGGAGGCTTTAAAACCATTACTTGTTGAGAATAATGCAATTACCTATATTGAGGATGACACTATTGAATACATTGGGCAACGGTACTATCTTGTAGCAACAATATCATTTGTTGATGTTGAGACTGGTGAGAAAATCACAGTAAAGGCAAGGGCAAGAGAGGAAGAGAACAAGAAAGGCATGGATGGTTCACAAATCACTGGTGCAGCATCAAGCTATGCTAGAAAATATGCTTTAAGCGGTCTTTTCTTGATTGATGATAATAAAGATGCTGATAGCAATGAGTATCATAAACAAAACGACCAGCAGAAACCCAAACAACAAGGTCAACAGCAACAACAAGGAAACCAGCAAGCCCAAGAACAACAGGTGAGGTACATTGATAACATTCAGTATCAAGAAATCATCAAGAACGTTGAAGAGATTGCGACGATTAAGGGAGCGCCATTTGATACAGTTGCAAATTTTGTATTGAGCAAGTATCAAATAGACGATTTCCACAAAGTACCAGTTGATGGCTATAACATAGTGATGGACTATCTCACTAAACAAATTCAAAAAGCATACGAAAAACAAGGAGTATAAGATATGACAGAAAATAAAATTTATTCACCATGGGCTTTCACAGAAAACGAAAGCCAAAAACAGAAATCTAATCTTTCAGCTTTAAAAGAGTTAAAAGAGAAATATATCATCAAGGACAAGTGGAATTATGACAAAATGAGTGAACAAGAACAAGAAACGGTTGATGTTGTATATGGTCGAGTTGGTGGTGGTTACGGAAACTCACTTTATGAAATTTATAAGAATACCCCTAAATTATCAAAAACAGAGCTTGCCTTAATTTGTGATAATGGAAATTTGTGTTTTGGACATTCATCATCAGGTAGTAAAATCAAAATTTACACAGACTAGGAGAACAAAGACGTGATAAAAGATGTAACTAATAGTTTGACAGAAATTAAGGTAGATTTCCAACCTGCAGTAATCAATGTTGATTATGATAGCGTGGAGAAACAACTTGCAGCAATCGTTGCACAGTACACAGATTATGAGGTGACAGCATCCACTTATAAGATTGATTATGATGAGCGTACACGCCTTAATAAATTAAAAGAGGCGTTGGAAACTCGGCGTAAGGAAATCAAAAATAACATCAATAATCCATACAAGGAATTTGAGAAGTGGTACAAGAAAACAGTTGAGCCATTGGATAATGTTATCTCAAACATCACAGCAGGACTTAATGCGATTGATGAACATGAACGATTAATGCGCGTGGATGTCGTGCGTGCCACATTTGAGGATAAGTGTATGGTCGCAGGGATTGAAAAATCCACATTTGCTGACAAATACGATGAGTACAGCCTTAAGAAACATTTTAAAACAGGCAAGTATGAGCTGAAAAAGACAACACTTGACGAAATGGATGCCTGGGTGCTTTCAGAAATTGATGCCCTGGAAGAATATAAGGCCAACAAGCAAGCTATCCAAGAGCAAGCTAAAGAGTATAATTTGCCAGCTGACAGCTATATCAGACATCTTGAAGATGGTAAGAGTCTTGTTGATATTCTCAAGATGATGAAATCAGATCGTGATGCTGAGATTGCACGCAAAGAGCAGAAAGAGGCTCAAGAAAAAGCAGAAGCTGAACGACTTGAAGAAATTGCTCAATTGGCCAAGGAAAATGCTAATGCGCATATCAAGGCTTACGATGCTGAAACAGGCGAGATTTTGGAGCAGGGTACAATTACAAACGTGCGAGAGGTGGCAAAATTTGAGCCTAGCGAGCCTTTAACAATTAATTTGCGTTTGACATTGCATGGTGGAAAATCTCAGCTTAATCAGTTGCAAGAATGGCTTGAGGATAACTTTATCAGTTTTGAAACTTTGGAGGGTTAGGTGGAATTTAGAAAGTATCAACTTATTTTAGAATTTGAGGAGGCTAACAGGCCTCTCACACAAATTGAAAAGAAAAGCCTTGCTAGTTACTCTATCGAGTATTTAAAAGTGGGGCTAGATAGCTTAGAACGTGAATATTGCAGCAGGAGGTATGCACAATGAAATTTAATGAATTGATTGAAAATGTAAAAGGTTGGTCAACGGCTAAGGAGCTTGACAAAGCAAGCCCATTATCTCAAATGCTCAAACTCAATGAAGAGTGGGGGGAGCTTAATGGTGCGACAGTACGAAAGGATAAGGAAAAGATAGCTGATAGCGTTGGAGATATGATGGTTGTCTTGACTATCCTAGCTCAACAGATGAACTTTTCTAAAATCCATTTGTCTCTCAATCCAGATGAGAACGGACAGCATAATTTTCATTATGTAGATCAGTGGTCAGTAGAGTTACTGTACTTGCACATTGCTAATGAAATTGGGTTGCTTGCGCGTGGTTTGGTTGATGTTTCAACTAATACAAACCGCATTAACGCACGCACTCAAATTCAGTTAAGCAGTCGCAACATTGCAATTTATCTGGTGTCTGTTGCTAAGAAATTTGACTTGACTTTGACAGAGTGCCTTGAATTGGCATGGAATGAAATCAAAGACCGTCAAGGAAAGATGGTGGATGGTGTGTTTGTTAAGGAGTCAGACCTATGAAATATTTTTATGTCAGTGGTAAAATTGCAGATCTTGATTTGGGGTCAGAAATCAATGCAGAAAATTCATTTATGGCCGCTATTGAGTTTGTGAAACGATACACCGACTTATTAAAGTTTGGTTCAAATGAAATCAAGGTATTAGAAGTAGAGGAGGTGCACAATGATAAATAACGTTGTTTTAGTAGGGCGACTTACAAGAGATGCCGAACTGAGATACACGCAATCTAATATTGCGGTTGCTACGTTTACTCTTGCTGTAAATCGTCCATTTAAGAACGAGGCTGGAGAGCGTGAGGCTGATTTTATCAATTGCGTTATCTGGAGACAGTCAGCTGAAAATCTTGCTAATTGGGCTAAAAAAGGCTCATTGATTGGTATCACAGGAGTAATTCAAACACGTAGCTATGATAATCAACAAGGCCAACGTGTTTATGTCACAGAGGTTGTTGCTAGTAATTTCCAATTGCTAGAAAGTCGAAACAGTCAGCAAAATAATCAAGGCCATCAAGATCATCATGGCGGTTATCAACAACAGGGTTACAGCAACCAGGGCAGTTCTTTCCAAAACGGAAATAACACAGGGAACAATTTCCAAAATGGAAATGGTTACGGGCAACAAGGTAGTTTCTTTGAGGGGAACACAACAAATCCAGTTCCTGATTTCACCCGTGATAACAATCCATTTGGCAGACCGACAAACCCACTGGATATCAGTGATGATGATTTGCCGTTTTAAGAGCCTATGATCATGCTAGAAAAGGAGTACGCCCTCTACAAAGGCGATGAACTGTTGGGCATGGGTACTGTAAAGGAATTAGCCAGACAGTTTAATGTAAAAATAGAAACAATACACTACTACAACACGCCAACGTACAAGAGGAGAACGAACCCTAACAGAGCAAGGCGACTTGTACCGTTGGATTAGGATGAGGAGGATAATTAGATGGAAAAAATCAGAATACTAGATGCGTGTTGTGGTTCTCGAATGTTTTGGTTTGATAAAAATGAGAGTCATACAACTTTCATGGACATCAGACAAGAAAAGTTTGATATACATGATAAAAAGGTCAACGTATCCCCGGATGTTATCGGTGATTTTCGTGACATGCCATTTGAAAATAATACTTTTAATTTGGTTGTCTTTGACCCTCCACATCTAAAATGGGCTGGACCTAATTCGATAATGAAAGCTCAGTATGGACAGCTTGATAAAGTTACCTGGTCGGAAGATTTGGCCAAGGGTTTTGAAGAATGTATGAGAGTTCTAAAAGTTGGAGGCACACTAGTCTTTAAATGGTCTGATTCTCAGATAAATGTAAAGAAATTACTAGAGGTGATACCATTCAAGCCCTTATTTGGTCAGCGAAGAGGCACCACACACTGGCTAACGTTTGTAAAGTTTGAGGAGGACAAGAATGGAGTGGGCGGATTGGGTGGATTGGGAACCTGAAACCAAAACGGACATCAAGACCAAAATTGAAAATGACGGGTACACTTTTCCACATTATGACAAGAAAAACAATGGCGTCAAGTACGTTATTTCTACAATGGACATCAAACGAGACTGCCTAAGGCTTGGGGTGCCATTTGAAGATGTGTATCCTTTGCAAACAACCCTTTTTTAACACAAAAAATCTAAGGAAGATAATTAGCATGACTTTTGTGGTATGTATAACTATCTGCCTTAGCTAGAATTTGAATGTGAGGATGAATAAGATGAATAGAGTTAAAGCAGATTTACAATGCCCATTTTGTGGACATTGTAAAGTAGTCAAGATAGGAGCGCATCGCAAGGCTATCACTTGCCCATCGTGTAAACAAGCTGTTTTCTTATCGTGGGCAACTGGTGTAGAGGGCTATGTTGATGAGCATGGATTTTATTTCCACGCTTACGAGCCGTTCAATATCCGAAAAATCAACCAAGAGTTTCAAGATGCTTTTGAAGATGCACCACCTAAACACTCTTTCACCATCAGAAATAAGATGAGATGGTGAAATTACTTTTACAATCAGTATTAAACCAATTTGAAAAGGAAACAGAAAATGACAAACATTGAAATCGTTATGGTACTTACAACTTTGATGTCTATCACATGGGCAGCGATTGTTACAATTCACACTATGCAAGCTATCAAAAAGCATAAAGCAAAAGTGGATTATTATCAGAAACCACAAGTGCAATGCGAAATTGCACGTCATGTACTTAAAAACAAATGGTACTCAGATGGTGGGGAGGTATTTAGATGAAAGTATTTGATGGCGCTAAAATGCGTGCTATCCGTAAAGAGGCAGAGCTTACTCAGTATGATCTTGCCCCTATGGTTGGCATTAGTCAAAATCGAGTAAGTGACATTGAGAGAAACGTTACAACTCCAACAATTGAGGAAATAGAGGCATTTGCCGATGCCCTAAATACTCAAGTATCATCATTTTTAAGCAACGAGTCAGAAATTGAGGTTATTGCTAATACCTTTACCAAAAAGAAAAAGGATACGGATGCAGAGTCTCACTTTGACACCTCAACCGAGCAAATGGAGCTATTTGTTGATGATACTTTACTAGGTCATGACCTAGCAGGATATGTCTTGATCAGCCATAAAAGATATCTGGAGTTGTTAGATAGTCAAGATCGCTTAAATCAGTTACAAAAACTTTTGAAGTAAGGAGGACAATATGGATAAAAAACTTATTGGGTTAGAACTAACCCACATTGCAGATGGAGGTTTACAGGAAAAACTAGACAAAGAGCTTGAAAAAGTCTTTGACAACATCCTTGACCTAAATACAGATGCGAAAGCAAAACGAAAAGTGACTATCACACTTACAATGTCAGCTAATGAAGAGCGTACAGTGGTTGATACTATCATGGAGGTAAAATCTAAATTTGCGCCTCAAAATGGAGTAGCTACAACAATTCTTGTTGGGCGTGATTTTGATACAGGACAAGTACATGCTAACGAGCTAAAAAGTACAGTACCTGGTCAAATGTACTTTGATGAAAACGGAGAAATTCTGACGGATATTGGGCAACCAGTGGCAGAAATTGAACAACAAGCAGAAACAAAACCAGATATTATTGATTTCAACAAAAAGAAAGTAGGTAACTAATATGACAACAGAAAATCTTAAATCAGCATTGGAATACGCAGTAGAACTAAATGAGTGTGGATTAGAAATTTTAACAGCTGCAGATGGCACAGAGTATTATGATGCCAACAAATTCAACCTCAAAGAACTTGACCCTAAACGCTATCCTAAAACTTTGGAGCTATCAACCTTGACAAGCCTTGTTGACTATCTCAAAACAGACCTAAACAATTTGAAAAACCAACGCTTGATTGTAGCAGTTGAGAAAAATGACGAGGTGTGCGTTTGGTCTGAAAATGATGAGCTCGAACATCGTACATTGCTTGTTGATGTTAAGGCACGCATCCCAGAGCTATCTTTTGGCCGTTTCCTATCGCCAGAACAATTCAACATCATGTTGCAATCAAACTTTATTGATGATAATGATCGTGGCACATTGCTAGAATTTGCTAGCGCATTGAAAATTGAGAATGGGGCTGAAATTGAAGATAATGGAGTATATCAAGTAGCAACAGTTAAAACAGGAGTGGCAAGTCTTGCTAAAGGGAAAACACCTAACCCAGTTACATTGCGCCCATATCGTACATTTGGCGAGGTCGAACAACCAGCAAGCCTATTTGTCTTTAGGATTGATAAGCAAGCCAATATGGCTTTATTTGAGGCAGATGGCAAGCGCTGGGTAGCTGATGCGGTAGGAAACATTGCAGCCTATCTAAAAGAGCAACTAGCAGACCAAAAACATATCACAGTATTAGCATAAGAGAGGAAAAAAAACAATGACTAAAGAAACTAAAAACGCAGTATCAGCTGAAACTATCGTAGAGAACTTGAAAGAATTTGCGGAGACATTACACGATGAGTGCAAAGAGGCAATGCTCTACTATCTTTCAGCAAAGAATGCGAGTAAATTTAAAATAGCTAATATTATGCATAATATTAGTCATGATTTGCTAGATATCTTAGACGGAAAGAGTGCTAAAGAAATTCTTGATGAATCTGGTGAGGAAGATAGCTCTTTTGTTGGTTCAATCGCTATCAATGTAGAAACTGGGAAAGTTGAGGGGATTGATGACATCAAGGACACCAAAGTAAAAGAACAGATTTTAGCAGCTGTAAGTAAAGTGGTTGAAGAGTTAGGCGGTAATTAGATGATCTTGTTTCTGAAATTGATGGTTATCAGCGCTTGCTTACTCCTTGCTATTCTGATTTTCGTTGCTGGTCATAAAACCTACAAAGAGGGGAGAGCGGACAAGGTGGTTTGGTTTATCTTTGATGTTTATGCTATCGCTTTGATTTATACAGTAATAAAGATTTTGGAGACATGACATGAAAAATAAAAATCGAGTTGGACTGTTTTGCGCACTTGTTGCTTTGTCGCTATCAATGCTAAATCTAGGTTTGATAATCTCTAAAAATCGCTATAAACCGCAGGTGGTCAAGCTGGAGCAACAAGTGGATGAATTGAAAAAAAGAAAACCAGTCATTATTTATCAAGTTGATAATGCTGGTGGTGAGCTTATCGGAACAGTCACAGAAAAAGCTATTGTTGATGGGCATTATACAGTCACAATTGGAGCTTATGGCAAGTTTCTTGTTACGAAAGAACAGTATGAGAGTATCAATGTGGGCGACGATGCCCCAGGCTATTTGAAGAAATGAGGAAATTAAGATGAGTGATTACAAACAACGGATGATCGATGAATACAAACAATTAAAAGAGCGCGCTAACAAGTTAAGTTTGATGATTAGTAACTATTACGTAGGAACGCTTGATTTTAAACTAAAATGTCCTATTGAGTTACTTGAAACACAACATTATACAATGTGTGCATATCTCAAAATCCTTGAACAGCGCGCAGAAATTGAAAATATTGAGCTTCAAGGTAATCAAAATGAAATTTGAATTTTCTTTACCTCGAAACACTAAGCTAAAATCTCTAAATATGGTTATCAATAGTAATGACAGGCAACATCAAACAGATAAAGCTAAAGTTACTAAGCGCATCAGAGCTTTTGCTTATTGGCATACATCGATGAACAAGGATAAAGGGAGGGCTGCTTTTAGCCCCTCTAACCCTTGTGAGGTTACAGTTACAATTTACAGCCCTACTAAGTCAAAACTTGACCCACCTAATTTATATCCGACAGTCAAGGCTATCATTGATGGCATGACTGATGCAGGTATTTGGACAGACGATAATCACAAGGTTATCAAAAAGTTATCTTTTGTCTATGGTGGCTTGAGCGAGGAGAAAGGGCATTATAGATTAGTTTTTGATATAGAGGAGGTGAAAGATTGACGAAATTCGTTCAACTCGTGCCGTTTAAATACGGAGAGTTAAAAAAGCCTATCACGGTTAATGTGAATTGTATCAAGACCATTTTGAAAGGCGATGATTGTTTTAGCAAAGTATTCGTTAGCGAAGAAATGAAAGAGCATCTTGAAGAGCAACTAACTGCTAATAAGTTCATGTATGTAATCGAACCAACATACGAAGAGCTTTCAGCTATTTTAACTCAAGGAGAGGTTGAGAAATGAACCCAGAAATAATTGACAATGTAAATAACCCAAGCCACTACCAAGGACGATATGGTATGCAATCTATCGATGCTCTAAGAAATTTTATGACACCTGAACAATTAAAGGGTTTTTATCTAGGAAATGCTTTGAAATATCAGTTGAGGTTTCAAAAAAAGAATGGGCTTGAAGATTTGAAAAAAGCTCGTAAAAATCTGGAGTGGTTAATTGAAGAATTTGAGGTAGAAAAATGAAATCTAAAAAAACAGGTATTATCAGTGGTGCGCTATTTGTAATCGTTGCATCACCGTTCGTGGTTCAGTATGGTTGGAATGAAATTATCACAACGATTATTCCAGTCAGTAACATTACAGTTTGGCAAGCATTAGGGATGGATGCACTACTATCTTTCATCTGGCCTGTATTATCTAGCAAAAAAGAATCTGAAGAGGATTATTCGTATGCGGTAAAGAGCAGTATTTCAAAAATCATTACATGTGCATTTTTGATATGGTTAGCTAGTCTATTTATTTAGTGAGATTTGGAGGTAATGGATGACGAAGAAGAAAATAGAGCGCTTATCAGTTATCCATCGCAGGGAAATCAATTGGCTCAAGTGGTATTTTTTGAGGGATAAGCAAAATCCGAAAAGAACCATTTTGGAGCAAAAGATACATGAGGCATTTTTAGATAATAACATTGAGCAGTCTGTATTTTTGGTAAATCTGAAAACTGTAACAGATGAATATATAGAGAAATCAGATAGAAAGATGTTAAAAACGATAAAAGAGGTTTATGTATTTGAAAATATCAATGTGATTGGCGCGTGTCAGAAAATTTTATATCTAAGTCCTAGCCCGGCGTACACATATATCAACAAATGGTTTGATAAGTATTTTGTTTCAACTTACAAGCACATCCCCCTATCTAAATAACCGTAAAAATACCCTATCCTATGTATCTATAATCAAGGTACATAGGTTTTTTATTAGGAGGATAATATGGATAATTTGACAACAAAACCATATCACAGACAGAATACTATTAACCAGTATAATTTGTTGGATTACGATGCCACGCGCACAGATGGGAAATATAATTTGCCAACCCTTGAACCAGTTGATCATGTGCCTAAAAAGCTACAGGGATTTAACTATGTTTTGAATAAACCTGACTATTCAGCTACCGTGCATTTTTTCTTAGATGATTATCAGTTTGAAAGAATTTGGAAACGCCCAGATTTTTACCTAGAGAAACTAGCTGATTTTGATTGTGTACTTACACCGGATTTTAGCTTATACACAGACATGCCAATAGCTATGCAGGTTTGGAATACTTATCGCTCAAGATTGATAGGCCAAATGATGCAGAATTGGGGTTATACAGTTATACCTACTGTATCATGGGCAAACAAAGAAAGCCATGATTTTTGTTTTGATGGTTTGCCGAAACATAGCACAGTGGCCATCAGTACAGTAGGCATAAAACAACGCAAAGAGCGCTTTGAATTGTGGAAAGATGGAGTAGATACCATGATTAAAAAGATAGCGCCAAAGCGTATTTTGGTATATGGTGGTGAGGTTGATTATGATTATAAAGGTATTGAGGTAATTTATTTTGGAAATGATACAACAGAAAGGATGGACAAATGGGCGGTCGAGGAGCAAGCTCTGGAATGAGTAACAAAGGCAAAAAGTATGGGACAGAATATAGTACCTTGCATACAGCAGGTAATATAAAATTTGTCACTCAAAATGGCAGTGGTGGACAAGTAGCACCTATGGAAACCATGACCAAAGGTAGAGTATATGTATTAGTTGATAAGCATAAAAACACCTTGAAAAGCATCACATACAATGATACGAATAATAAACGTAGTAAGCAGATAGATTTAGACCATGAACATAAAAAGATGCAGCCCCATACTCACCACGGTTATTTCCATGCTGAATATGAAGTAAGTAAGAAAGGTGCTACAAATCTGACCACTAAAGAGAAGAAGATGGTTGCTAGAGTGATGAAAGAGTGGTATAATTATAATAGAAAGCGCAAGGGATAGTATAGAAGGAGTACACCTTGATAGAGGTAGCCACGGTGCGAATCCGTGTCATTGCGCTGTATCTAGCCCCTTAATTGGGGCTTTTTTTGCGCCTTAAATCAAAAATAACAGTAAAACATCCCCTCTTTTAGCATATAAAATGAAATCATGAGTAGCAATACTTGTGATTTTTTGTTGGAAAGGAGGGAGCGAATGAATGAAAGACAGAGGCGCTTTGCAGATGAGTACATAAAGACAGGAAACGGCTATCAATCAGCAATTAAGGCTGGTTATAGTGAGAGTTATGCCAATAATCGTATTACTGAACTGTTGGGAAATGTTGGGATAAAAGAGTACATAAATAAGCAGATGCAAGAGCTGCATAAGTCAAATATCATGGATGCGACAGAGGCGCTCTATATCCTTTCTGAAATCGCTAGAGGTAAACGAGATGAGGAGATTTTGATACTTAATCCAACAACAGGAAAAGTAGAAAGACATATTAAGAAAGCAGATAATGCAACAGTTATTAAAGCTATTACTGAAATCTTGAAACGATATCCAACAGCTAAACAATCTGAAAAACTAGAGCTTGAGATTGAGAAATTAAAATCACAGTTGATAGATACACAAATGGAAGATGACACCATCACAATTATTGACAGTTGGGAGGGTGACGATGAAGATAATTGATATTCAAAAAAATGTCAATCCTCATTTCAAGAGTGTTTGGAAATCCAAGAAACCTTACAACATTTTGAAAGGTGGGCGAAACTCATTCAAATCATCAGTTATTACCTTAAAGCTGATTGTCATGATGACCTGGTACATCATAAGAGGTGAAACTGCCAATATTGTAATTATCCGTAAAGTAGCTAATACAATCCGTGATAGTGTTTACAATCAAATCCAATGGGGACTATCGTTGTTTGGTCTAACTAGTCGTTTTAAGATGACAGTCAGCCCATTTAAGATAAGTCACAAAAAGACAGGCTCAACATTTTATTTTTACGGCCTCGATGACTATCAAAAGTTGAAATCCAACAACATTGGGAATATTATTGCGGTTTGGTATGAAGAGGCTGCTGAATTTTCAAGCGCAGAAGAATTTGACCAGACCAACATTACATTTATGAGGCAGAAACATCCACGCGCTCAATTTGTTAAAATCTTTTGGTCATATAACCCTCCTATAAATCCGTACAGTTGGATAAATGAGTGGTATGAGGAAATGAACACGCTAGATAATTACTTATGCCATTCTAGCACTTATCTTGATGATGAGTTGGGGTTTGTAAATGATCAGATGTTAGCTGATATCGAGCGTATAAAAAAGAATGACTATGATTATTACAGGTATGTCTATCTAGGTGAGTCAGTTGGTTTAGGGAATAATATCTATAACATGAGTACATTTCACCCGTTAGATGCTTTGCCTAGTGATGATAGGTTGATAGGTATATCTTTTGCATTGGACGGTGGGCATCAGCAATCAGCTACTGCATGTTGTGCTTTTGGGATAACTGCTAAAGGTAAGGTTATCTTACTTGATACCTGGTATTACTCACCAGCTGGCCAAGTGATAAAGAAAGCACCTAGCCAACTATCACAGGACATCAACGGCTTTATACAATCTGTTGTCAGCAAGTACAGAGTACCTATCTTGCAATATACGATTGATAGCGCAGAGGGAGCATTGAGAAACCAGATGTATCTTGATTTCAGTATTAGATGGCATCCGGTGGCTAAATTGAAGAAAGTGACAATGATTGATACATTCCAATCGCTATTAGCACAAGGTCGCTTTTATTATCTTGATACAGAGAATAACAAGGTATTTATTGAAGAACATAAGATGTACAGATGGGATGAAAAGACACTGCAGTCCGATAGCCCAAATGTCATTAAAGATGATGACCATACATGCGATGTTGCCCAGTATTTTATATTAGACAATTCTAAGATACTTGGTTTGCGTGTTGGTAATTCATAAGGAGGGCAACAATGAACTTAATTCAAAAAGTAAAAGACTTTTTCAACCGTGGGAGGTATAACATGGAAACATCAAACCTAAACAGCATCTTGGAGCACCCAAAGGTAGCTGTAACACAATCCGAATTTAACAGGATACAGCTCAATCTAGCTTACTATCAATCTAAATTTGATGATGTGGAGTACATCAACACCGATGGCGACAGAAAGCGTAGAAAGATACAACACTTACCGATTGCACGAACTGCAGCTAAAAAGATTGCCAGCCTTGTTTACAACGAGCAAGCGGCAATTACAGCAGAGGATGAGACACTAAATAATTTTCTTGATAATATGCTAGGCAATGATCGCTTTAACAAAAACTTTGAGCGATATTTAGAGAGTTGTCTGGCTTTGGGTGGGCTTGCTATGAGACCTTATATTGATGGAGATAAGGTTAGAGTGGCATTTATTCAAGCACCAGTATTTTTGCCATTACAAAGCAATACACAGGATGTATCAAGTGCGGCAATCCTCACAAAGACAATTAAGTCAGAGAGCAAAAAGAATGTATATTATACGTTAGTTGAGTTTCATGAGTGGGTAACTCAAGATGGCAAAGAGGTAGGGAGTACAAAGGATAAGAACCTATACCGCATTACTAACGAGCTTTACAAATCAACATCAGACGGCACGCTGGGTGATCGTGTAAATTTGAGTGAGCTATATCCTGACTTGCAACCAGTAACAACGATACAAGGACTATCACGCCCATTGTTTGTTTATCTCAAGACACCAGGGATGAATAACAAGGATATCAACAGCCCTCTTGGTTTATCTATCTTTGATAACGCCAAGACCACTATTGATTTTATCAATCGCACGTACGATGAATTTATGTGGGAAATTAAAATGGGTCAAAGGCGCGTGATTGTGCCTGAGCAAATAACGCAACTCAAAGTACAAGATATCCACGGTGAAATCAAATTTAAGCGACGTTTTGATACTGACCAAAATGTTTACATGCAAGTAGGAGCAGGCAATATGGATAGTGGTAGCATTATTGACCTTACAACTCCTATCCGCTCATCAGATTATATTTCAGCCATTTCAGAGGGTTTGAAGCTCTTTGAAATGCAGATTGGTGTATCAAGTGGCATGTTTACCTTTGATGGGCAAGGAGTAAAGACAGCAACAGAAATCGTCAGCGAGAACTCAGACACCTATCAAATGCGAAATAGCATTGTTGCACTTGTTGAGCAAGCTATCAAAGAGCTTTGTGTTTCAATGTGTGAACTTGGTAAAGCAGTAGGGGTTTACAGCGGAGAAATTCCAGAGCTTGATGATATTTCAGTTAATTTGGATGATGGTGTATTTACTGATAGGCATGCAGAGCTTGATTACTGGATGAAGATGGTAGCAGCTGGATTTGCGACACAGAAAAGAGGTATTGCTAAAGTATTGAACATCACAAATGAAGAAGCAGAGAAAGAACTTGCTGAAATCAATGGAGAGTTACCACCAGAGAGTGATGCAGAACTGGCTTTGTATGGAAAAACAGAGAAGAAAGCAGAAGAGGGAGAGCTATAAACTGCTATAAATTACAATAAACGACACATAAGGAGTTGAGAATGACTGATAAACGTAAGATGCCAACTCTAAATGATCAGCGATTTTCTTTGCACATGCAGGGCGTGAGTGATATTTACTCTAAAATGCAAATTGAGTTGTTTGATAGTATGATAAAGCGACTTAAAGAGCGTGGCAATGCTGATCTTGCAAAAAATCCGTATATATGGCAACTAGAAAAGCTCAATGATATGTACATGCTGAATGAGGAGAACTTAAAGATTATTGTTGAGCGTACAGGAATTGCTGAAAGTCTTTTGAGAGAAGTTATTGCTAATGAGGGGTTAAAGGTCTATAAGGACACAAAGGAGCAACTAGAGGAAGATTTGAAAAGGGAATCTAGTGGCAAAGTTAGAAATGGTGTAATCGATGCTCTTGAGTCTTATACTCAACAAGCTATAAGTGACCTTAATCTTATCAATTCAACATTACCAGCAAGCATACAGACTGTTTTCAAGTCGGTTGTAGAGCAGACAGTTGCCCAAGTGGTATCAGGGACTAAAACGAGTGATAGGGCTTTAAATGATACTATCATGTCGTGGCAAAAAAAAGGCTTTACTGGATTTACTGATAGCGCAGGGAGAGAGTGGCGAGCAGATAGCTATGCCAGAACAATTATCAAAACGACAACTTACAGGGTTTACAATGATATGCGTACGAGGCCTGCAGAGGAATTAGGGATAGATACTTTTTACTACTCTATCAAGTCGTCTGCTAGAGCTGCATGTGCTCCATTGCAAGGTAAGATTGTCACTAAAGGTCAAGGCAGAACAATAAACGGCCTTACTATTCATAGTTTGCTAGATTATGGTTTTGGTACTGCTGGGGGATGTCTAGGTGTCCATTGTGGTCATTATCTTACGCCTTTTATCGTAGGAGTAAATGAAATACCAGACTTGCCAGACTATATGAAAGACCTCACGCCAGAACAGGCAGAAGAAAATGCACGCATCGAGGCTAAACAAAGAGCCTTAGAGCGCAATATCAAGCATCACAAAGAAAGATTGCACTATGCTAGTACATTAGGTGATGATAATCTGATACAAGCTGAGAGGCTAAAAGTTAGAGCTTATCAAGGGAAAATAAGAGCTCTTGTAGAACAACACGAATTTTTAAGCCGTGATTACAGTAGAGAAAGAGCATATATCTAATTATCAAGAGGGTTACTAAACAACCCTCTTTTTTTTGTGCCTAAAACCGTAAAAAATCCCATTCCATCCAAAGTAAACTGAAATAGTAAATAATATTTTGCTTTTCGGTGGGAGTTGTCCACCTAAAAAGAACTAAGGAGGTACAAATGGCATTTACAACAGAGGAACTACTCAAACTTGGATTGACAGAGGAACAGGCTAAATCAGTCTTTGCCTTGCGAGGAAAAGAGCTCAACGAGGACAAATCAGCCTTGGAAACTATCACACAAGAGCGAGATAGTCTCAAAACACAGTTGCAAAAGGCAGAGGAGCAAGTTGAACACTTGAAATCGCTTGAAGGTATCAGCACTAAACAGAAAGAGGCGATTGATGAATTACAGGCTGAATATGACAAGTATAAACAAGAGGCTGCTGATGAACTGGCAAAAACAAATAAGGTGAATGCTATCAACCTTGCTTTGAAAGATACCACAGCACACAATCCATCAACCTTGATGAAGTTTATTGATGTTGATGCCATTGAACTAGATGACAGTGGCAAACCTAAACTAGATGACATCCTCAATGGTCTAAAGGAAAGTGACCCATATCTTTTTAAAGCAGAAGAAGATGGCAAGCCTAACCCAAATATCGTTGCGTTTGGAAATCCAACAGCAACAGACCCAGCACCAGATGCCTTTGCACAGGCATTAGGGCTAACAGAATAAAAAGGAGGAATAGTAGATGTCAATCAATTACATCACAAAACATGAGGGGCAGTTTGAAAAACGCCTCATGCAAGGCTCATTGACTGCCATTCTTGAAACGCCAAAAGTAAATTGGCTCGGCGCAAAATCATTTGAATTGCCAACAATCTCTGTAACAGGATATAAGGCACATACACGCTCTAAGGGTTACAACTCAGGTACAGTATCAAACGATAAAAACGTTTATACTCTTGGATTTGACCGAGATGTTGAGTTTTTTGTTGATACAGCAGATGTTGACGAAACAAACCAAGAGCTTTCAGTTGCTAACATCTCAAATACATTCATTTCAGAACATGCAACACCAGAAGTTGATGCTTACCGCTTTTCTAAAATTGCAACAGCTGCAATTAATGGTCATCATTTCAAACAAGAAGATAGCATTACACCGGAGAATGTCTATGGAATCTTGAAAGCTGCTATTTTGCCAATGCGTAAATATGGAGCATCAAACCTTGTCATGTATGTATCTAGCGAGGTAATGGATGCCCTAGAGCGTGCCAAAGACTTTACACGCGCAATCGCTACTACATCACCTCAAGGAATTGACACACGTGTAACATCGCTAGATGGAGTGCAACTTATCGAGGTTTGGGATGATGCACGTTTCAAAACTCAATTTGATTTCACAACTGGATTTGTGAAAGCTGGTGGCGGTAAAGATATCAATTTCTTGATCGTGGCTAAGACAGCTATCATTGCTAAGGCCAAATTTAACTCTATCTATCTCTTTGCTCCTGGGCAACACACAGAGGGTGATGGTTACCTATACCAAAACCGTTTGTACCATGATTTGTTTGTCTTGAAATCTCAAGAAGATGGGGTTTACGTTTCACATAAATCAGCATAGGAGGTAGCAGATGAAGAAATACATCAAAGAAAATCAAGTTTATACCGTGCAAGAGGGTAGTGAGCTTGAGGTGCAACTTATGGCAGATGGCTTTGAGGAATTGGTGGAAGATGGTGGCGAGCTTGAAACATCAAAGGAAACTAAGGATAAAGGTAAAGAATAATGGCTAAGTATAAAGCAATTAAGAACCTAATTTTAAAGACACCTGGTATTTATGTGACAGAGGGAGAATTTGTTGAGCTTGAACCGAATTATGCCGATCAAGTCAATAAAGACCTCAAGCAAACATTTCCAGATGTCGATGCAGTTTTAGAGCTTGTAGAAGATGTGCCCACACAATTTGAGCAGGCTGAATAAATAAGGGGTGGCAACACCCTTTATTTTTAAGGGAGGTTACGCATGACTTATTTAACACAAGATGAATTTACTAAGCTAGGTTTTGATGAGGTTACAAACTTTGAAAAATTGGCAAGCAGGGCAAAGATAGCGATTGACCTATACACTAACGGTTTTTATCAGAAAGGCATTGACTTTGAAAAAGAAATTGCCTATCGAAAAGATGCTGTTAAGCTTGCTATGGGTTTTCAAATCGCCTATCTCGATGCCTCTGGTATTATGTCAGCTGATGACAAACAGCTAGCCAATAGTGTCTCTATTGGCCGTACATCAATCTCTTATAGTACCTCACAAAGCACATCAGCAGGTCAGCAATTCAATTTGTCTATGGATGCTGAAAATACTTTGAGACAAGCTGGCTTTAGCCTAGTTGTTGGAGTTGCATATGATCGATAAGCGGTTATTAAAAGGGATTGACAAGCGTTTGTTAAAGGATGTCCTAACCATAAAAAAAGTAGCTGATAAAAACGATTATGGAGATGAAGTGTATTCGGAGCCATTGATTATTAAAAATGTACGTTTTGATAGATCAGTGGGGGCATCTGGTAATCGTAACTCAAAATCTGGTACAGGGAATTCAAAATCAAGGCAAAAACAAGGGGTTATATACCTCTATCCATCCCTTTCTTTTGTGACAGCCGATAATAATTGGATGGGTGCAAAAGTAAACGATGGGATAAGAGATTACACAATTAATGGATATCAAACTAACTATTATGATGGTAAGATATTCAGTCAAGAAATTGAGGTGATCTAATGAGTATTGCTATTAAAGTTGACTTGCAAAGAGCCAAACAGAAACTTTCGAGCGAATCCATGACCAGAGGAAAGATTGCAGTCGCTAGCAAAATCTTGCTAGATAATGAGCAATATATTCCCTTGAGAGGTGGAGATTTGAGAGCCTCTGGCCGAATCGTTGGACAAGGTGATGCTGTTATCTATGGAACAGTTTATGCTAGAGCGCAATTTTACGGCTCAAACGGTATTGTCACCTTTAGGAGATACACCACTCCGGGAACTGGCAAACGATGGGATCAAGTTGCTACTCGCAATCATGCCGAAGAATGGGCTAGAGAATTTGTGAAAGGGATGGGGCTTTGATGCGAGAGAATGACTTTCAAAATGTACTTTTAAAGCATATCAAGACTTTAAATTTACCAATTCAACCACGCTTTGATTATTTTGAGGATGACAAAGATGACCTGGTTATCAATCAGATACCAGGCGGAAAAGTGGACAGAGAGTATATGGATGGTACACAAGAAGTTTCTTTGCCGTTTGAAATTGCTGTAAAGGCAAAAAAGAACACAGTAGCCAATGACACTATCTGGTTAGTCACATCAGAACTATCAAAGATAGACTTAGTTTTGCCAAGTGACAATAATTCTTATGAATATATGGGAATGGAAGTCAGCAGGCCTGCCATGAAAGGTAAGGATGAGCAAGGCTATTATTATTACACAATTGAAATTGTGGCAAAAATCGTAATAGAGAGGAATAAACAATGACAAGACAAAAAAACGCCCTCCGTGGCCATTTTGTAGCTCCATACAACGGAGGAACTGAACCATCAACAGAAGATGCATGGTTGGAACTTGCTAAATGGATCTCAGACGTATCAGATGATACAGACGAGAAAACAGATGATCAAGCATACTATGACGGTGATGGAGTTGAAGAAACAACCGTGGTCAGTGTAAAAGGTGCTTATACCTTTGAGGGTACTTACGATCCAGACGATAAGGCACAGGCTCTTATTGCTGGGATGAAGTACAAGACAGGGGATGACCGTAAGCTATGGCATAAGGTTGTTTCTTCTGACAAGAAGAAACAATGGGTGGGAGCTGCAACTGCAACAGAAATCAAAGCCGGCTCCGGTGCTGCTTCTGACTTTGAAGCATTTGGATGCAAACTTTCGTTTAACTCAACGCCCAAAGAAACTGGTATTGGGTAATAGCTTTTGGTAAGGGCGGGCATTTAAGCCTTGCCCTTTTTAACAACAGGAAAAGGAGTAGAAACATGACAGATATTCAGATTGAACTAAAACGTACAGGATTTCCGGTAAAGATTGGAGAAGTAGAGCTATGGTTTGATACAAGTCAAGAGAGCTTAATGCGCTTTTATGACATGGAAGAAGAACTAAAACGTCGCCTTGTCCAATATGAATTATATGTGGTATCTGCAAATATCAATAACAAAATTGAGCGTGATGGAGTAACTAAAGAAGTAGTTGCTGGGGCTATTGAATTGGAGAAGAAACAGCTTGAGATTCAATATGATCTTATTTTTGGCGACGGTACATTTGACAAGTTATATTCTGTATATCCAGATTATAACGCCCTAAATAACGCTCTAGAACAGATCGCAATCATGTTGCATGACAAGTTGGAAGAAGTTGCTGAGCAACACAAAACGGTGGTGAAAGAGCGTGCTAGTCACTATTTAAACAAAGGGAAAGCTCCTCAAAATAAGAACAACAAGAAACACAAAAAGAATAAAAAGAAATAGCTAGGTAAAAAATTATGTCTATGAAATTAAATGATGCTTTAATCACAAATTTTTCTATTGCTGATAGGGAGTATGACATAGACCTGTCTTTTAATAAGGTTCTGGATGTCTTTGAAATCTTGAAAGAGGAGGAAATGACGCATCTAGAACAAGCTCAGTTGATTGTCCATTTGCTAACTGGCCAAGAATTATACGACATCAAAGAGGTTGTGGATTGTTGGATTTACATAAAAGAGCATTTTTTAGAAATTGAAAAAGAAACCGTTCAGTATGATTTGTTAGGCAATCCAATGCCAACAGCAAAAGATGAAGAAGAACAAGAAAAATTGATTGATTTTGAACAAGATGCGGAGTACATTTACGCTAGTTTTTTACAAGCCTACGGCATCAATCTTTTAAAGTCTCAAAATAAGTTGACATGGACAGAATTTAAAGCACTTTTAAACGCTTTGCCAGATAACACAATCATGCAACAGATTATAGAAATCCGAGCATGGAAACCAGAATATGGTGGGGATAAGAATAAAATGCGCAAATTACAAGCTAAATATAGTTTAGGAAAGGAGGGAGAAGATAATGGCTGATGGAAAAGTTACCATCGTTGTAGACGTTGATGGCAATAAAGTCAAGGTTCTAAACGATGAGTTAGATAAAACGGCACAGAAAGGTGATAGAGGGAGTAGCTCCCTAAAGAAATTTGCGGTAGGTAGTGCAGTTTTCCAACTTGCCGCTAAAGGCGCTGAACTTTTGGGAGAGGCTTTAGGAAGTGCTATTCAGCGTTTTGATACCCTTGAAAGTTATCCACGAGTGATGAAAGCAATGGGACACAGTACCGAGGATGTAACACGCTCAACTAAAAAGCTTGCTAATGGGATTGAGGGTTTGCCTACGACTTTGAACGAAGTAGTTGGTACAGCTCAACGCCTTACCTCGATTACTGGAGATATAAACAAATCAACAGATTTAACACTTGCTCTTAATAATGCCTTTCTTGCCTCTGGGTCGTCTAGTACTGATGCAAGCCGTGGTTTACAACAGTTCAGTCAGATGTTATCAGCTGGTAAGGTTGATATGCAAAGCTGGAAAACATTACAGGAAACCATGCCCTATGCTTTGCAAAAGACTGCTGAATCATTCGGTTTTGCTGGTCAATCTGCTCAGAATGATTTCTATTCTGCATTAAAAGAGGGGCGTATCACTTTCGACCAATTTTCAAGCAAATTGGTTGAATTGAATGGTGGCGTTGGTGGTTTTGCTGAACTTGCTAAATCTAATAGTAAAGGGATTCAGACATCTTTTGGTAACTTAAAAAATGCGGTTGTTAAGGGAGTAGCTAACACAATCAAAGCCCTTGATGACTTGACAAAGGCAGCAACAGGAAAAACAATTGCTGAAAACTTTGACGCGCTGAAAGTGATTATCAATGCCGCTTTTGGTGTAATTGTCAATGTTATTAAAGCTAGTACGCCTATTTTTCAGGCTTTGTTTAGTATTTTGGGTACTGGAGTTTCTGTGATTTCATTTTTGACACCGGCTATTATCGGTTTAGTTGCTGCTTTGGTAACTATGCGTGCCATCAATCAAGCGGTAAAAACGACTAAGGACTTGATAAGCGCGTGGAAAACATTCAAAACAACAGCCACAGGAGCGATTCAGATCATCAACCTAATGACCGCTGCGCAGGCTACTTGTGGTTCGGTAACAAAAGCTCAAATGGTCGCAAATCTGGCAAATAATGGAGCTTTGACAACGTCTAATTTGCTTTATGGGGTTTTAACTGGTGCTATCAGTTTGGAAACTGCTGCGACTATTGCCGCAACTGCTGCAACTACCGCATTTAAAGCAGCACTGACCGCTTTAACTGGCCCTGTTGGTTGGGTAATTGGTGCTATCGGTTTACTGGTCGGCGCTGGTGTTGCTTTGTGGCAATGGCTAACTGCTGAGAGCGAGGAAACAAAACGCCTTAAATCGGAACAAGAGGAGTTAGTTAAGAGTACGGATCAATTAACGGATTCTGTTAAACAAAGTGCACAAGAACGTCAAAAAAATCTTGAGTCTGTAAAAGGTAATACAGAATCTTACCAAAAATTGGCTGACGAAATTGTCCAACTCTCTCAAAAAACCAATAAAACTGCAGCAGATAAGGGAAATCTCAAGAAAAAGATTGATGCTTTGAATGCCTCTGTTAGTGGCTTGAATCTAGTTTATGACAAAAATACCGATTCTTTGTCTCATAACAGCGACCAAATCAAAGCTCGTATCTCAGCGATGGAGGCAGAATCAACATGGGAGACATCTCAAAAAAATCTGCTTGATATCGAGAAGAAACGCGCTGAAATTGGCGAACAAATGAAATTGATTGCTGAACAACGCAAAAAATGGAATGAAGAGTCCAATGTCAGTGACAGCGCTAGAAAAGAAAAACTGCAAGAACTCAATGACAAGGAAACAGAGCTTAAAAATATTCAAACAGAATTGCAAACTGAGTACGAAAAAACCTCTCAAGTTCAACAGGCGGCATCTGAGGCAATGGCAACAGCTGCTGAAAATGGGTCTAATCGACAAGTTATATCATATGAGAGTATGTCTAAGGCTCAACAAAAAGCGGTTGATGACATGCGTACCAAATACAATGAGTTGCTTGAAACCACAACGAACATGTTTGATCAGATACAAATGAAGTCAGCTATTAGTGTTGATGAAATGATTGCAAATCTCCAAAAAAACCAAGAAGCGGTTAATAATTGGGCAACAAACCTCAATACACTAGCCGAACGCGGAGTAAATGAGGGGATTTTGGCTAAATTGCAACAGATGGGGCCTAAAGGTGGGCTGTACGTTCAAGAACTTGTCAACGCCTCAGATGAAAAATTGGCAACATTGAACGAAGTCTTTACTCAAGGTGGTGAGTCAGCTATGAATGGCTTAACTGCTGGTATGGATACGGGTGCTTTGGGTATCACAGACAAGATCAAGGGCATTGTACAAAGTCAAGTATCGAGTTTGCAAGAGGAAATTGCAGCTGCTGACTTTTCTAGTTTGGGGCAAGAAATCCCCAACGGGGTCAGTCAAGGGATAGAACAAGGAGCTTCTACCGCTGGAGAATCTTCTAAAAACATGGCTAATGATATAAAAGAATCCTTTACAAGTGAAATGGACATCCATTCTCCATCCCGTGTATTTAACGAATATGGAGGTTTTATCACTACTGGGTTAGCTGAGGGGCTAGATAAAGGTACCAATCAACCTGTATCATCTGTTACTAACTTAGCCAATCAGATTAAGAAACCATTTGATAGTTTGCAGAGTGATTTCACATACATTGGTGAAATGGCGATGTCTGGTCTTAATACAGGGCTTTGGAGTGGTTCTAGTTCAGTTATGGCAACAGCTAACTCAATTGCTGAAAGGGTAAAAAACACCATCAAGAGTGCACTAGATATCCATAGTCCATCTCGTGTTATGCGTGATGAAGTTGGACGATTTATCCCTCAAGGTATTGCTGTTGGTATCGATGCGGATGCTGGCGTTGTTAAAAGGACAATGTTGCGATTAAAAGAAAGTATGATGATTGATGCTAGACCAGAAATTGCACTTGGTTTGAACAAGAAACTAGGTGCTCAAGTGACTGTTAAACAAAGTAGCAAGCAGACAATAGCTGAAAAAATCAAGGTCACTATGGACAAATCTAGTGAATTGTTGGAGAAAGCGCTAGATGTCGCAGAAACGGCTGTAAACCGTCCGTCATTCATGTATCTTGATGACGGTACTTTAGTAGCTAAGACAAGTGACAAGTACTCTAGACAACAATCTGAGCAACTAAGACGAGATAACAGAATGAAAGGGATATTGACATGACAAAGATAATGACTTTCAACGGCGTTGATATGTCTAAGTTTTTTCGAATAACCGATATTATCCGCCCGATTGGTAACAAGAGGAGCGTGTCAACCGATAACGCCCCTCTTTTGGGGGTAAATATCCAACAGGTAAAGATTGGTGAAAAAGAGCATACTATCAAGTTTACAATGATGGCGACAGATGGGCGTGCTTTGGAGCAATTAAAACATGAGCTTGCAGACGTTCTAAATGTGCTAGAACCAGTAAAGATTACTTATGGCGATGAGCCAGACAAATACTATATGGGGTTGCCGGTAGATGAGATTACTCCAGAAAATTTGACAAGATGGTTCCAGCGCTCAGAGTTAAAAATAATAATTCCAGACGGTGTAGCACATAGCTCAGCTTATAAGAATTTCAATAGTGATTCAAACGCACAGACTACAACCGATAAAATGGTTTTTGACTTAGTAAACAATGGGACGGTTGAGGCCTTTCCAATTATCAGAGTTAAGCATAATGCTGAAAATGGATATATAGGTCTTGTCAATAATAATACGGCTTTTGAGATGGGAAACCGTGAGGAGGCTGATACTGAAACAGTAAAGCGCTCTGAGGTCTTGCTTGACTTTCGAGGCGACAAAATCGCTCAAGGGTTGACGCAAGCAGTAAAAAATAGCTCAGTGACTAATGGTTCAGAGAATTTAATTGGGACATCGGAGCTAATTACAACAGGCAGTAAGAAACGTGTCAAATTAAGAGAACAGTTTAGCGGAACATATAATAAAAGCTATTCAACAGGCTTATCATGGGAGATACCAGCTGACTCAACAGGTCAAAAAGGCTCTCTAAATGATTATATTTTTTGTAAATTAGTCTATCAACTTGAGTCAATAGCTCAATGTGGCTTTATCAAGGTGGCTGTATCAGATACAGCAGGTCAGTTTTTGTATGGGGTTGAAACTTACAAGAGATATAACGGTCTATATTGTGGATTTAATGTCTTTGCCACTAATAATAACGGAGATTATAACTTTCTCAATACTTTGGATTTTGATTCATCTAGCGATAGCAATAGAAATCCTTTTACATTATCAAGAGGACAGTTTGAAATTAAGCGAAATGATGAGAAAATCCAAGTTTACTACAACGGTTCATACTATAATTTTGTCGTCCCTGAAATCAGGGGCAAAAAGTCAGCTAAAATCCATGTCACGATAGGCGCTTTTCACGGAAAGCCAATCATCCCTCACTTATATCTTGACGAGTTGATGTATCGTAAGGACTTTGTGCAAGCATCAAGAGACATTCCTAATCGCTATCCTATCGGTTCAAATGTTGTAATTAACAGTGAAGATGATACGGTCTATATTGACGGAATCGCTAAAGCTGAAGAGGTTGTCGATGGCTCACAATGGCTATCTATACCGCCTGGAAATTCTAAACTTGAGATGTATTTTTCAAGTTTTATAAAGAAAAAACCAACCGTGACAATCGAATTTGAAGAAAGGTGGCTATAATGCTTTTAACAATTCATGATGCAAACTTACAAAAGGTTGCTTTTGTTGATAACCGCAAACAAAGTACACTTAATTATTATGGTGATACATGGAATAGAAGCTTACCAACAGGATCATCTACTTTTGAATTTACTGTATTTAAAAAGGCTATTAAGTCAGACACTCCAACCCAAAAAGCCTATTCTTATCTGAATGAACGGGCGTGGGTATCTTTCAAATATCATGGCAAGAGCTTTATTTTCAACGTTATGCAGGTTGAAGAAAATGAGCAGACAATTAAATGTTATTGCGAAAACCTCAATCTTGAGCTTATCAATGAGATAACCAACCCTTACAAGGCTACAAAGGCTATGAGCTTTGCTGAATATTGTGAGGCTATGGGCTTGTTAAACTATACTCACCTATCCATCGGCATCAATGAAATTTCAGATTACAAGCGTACTCTGGAATGGGAGGGGCAAGAAACCAAACTAGCCCGTCTATTAAGCCTAGCCAAACGATTTGATGCAGAGATTGAATTTGATACACAGTTAAATGCTGACAGTACAATTAAGAAATTCTCTATCAATATCTATCATGAAAACGATGACAACCATCAAGGCGTAGGCCGTATCAGAAACGATATACAGTTAAAATATGGCAAAAATATCAATTCTATTACTAGAAAAGTTGATAAAACTGGCATTTTTAACTCAATCAAACCAACAGGAAAAAGACGAGTTAAAAATAATAAAGGTGAGGAAGTTGAAGAAGTTGTTACAATAAGTGGTCTTGACGAGTGGAAAAAGTACAACAAGGATGGAATTTGTGAATTTTATCAATTAGGGGCTCATCTTGTTGCACCTATCTCTATGCAGCTATATCCATCAACATTCACAAATTCAACAGGTGAACTAGACCAGTACACAAGAAAAGATTTTTCTTACGATACTGACAACCCTAAAGAATTAAGACGTTTGGCATACAATGAACTGAAAAAACATTGTTATCCAGCAATCACTTATGAAGTCGATGGCTTTGTCGATGTTGAAATCGGCGATACAGTCAAAATTCATGATTCAGGATTCAATCCTTTGCTGGTAGTTCAAGCGCGAGTTACTGAACAGAAAATCAGCTTTTCAAATCCAGCAAGCAACAAAACAGTATTTTCGAACTTTAAAGCCTTCGAAAATCAGTTATCAGACGGAATACAAGAGGCTCTTGAGCGCTTATTTGAGCAGTCTAAACCTTACATCATCAAGCTATCTACTAGCAATGGTATCATTTTTAAAAATCAAACTGGAGAAAGCATTATCACTCCTACACTTTACAAGGGTGGTAAGTTGATAACAGCTGGAGTTACTTGGAGATGGTCTTTAAATGGGATTGTAACAACTGGTCAGACATACACAGCTAGAGGTAGAGATGTTTCTGGCGTAATCACATTGACTGTTGCAGCTTACATTGATAATGAAGAAGTCGCAGTAGATGAAATTTCTCTAGTAAATGTATCAGACGGCTTAAATGGCCCTAAAGGAGACAAAGGTGACCCAGGCAAGGACGGTGTTGCTGGTAAGAATGGTGTGGGCTTGCATTCCACTGTAATCACTTATGCACCATCTACCTCAGGAACTAACGCTCCAAACTCTGGATGGGCAAGTTCTGTTCCAGTTATTCAAGCTGGACAATATCTTTGGACTAAAACAACTTGGAATTACACAGACAACACCTCTGAGACAGGCTACTCAGTAGCTAGGATTGGTAGAGACGGAAATACTGGTAGAGATGGTGTCGCTGGCAAGGACGGCGTTGGCATTCGTGCAACAGCCGTAGTTTATGCTAGTTCCACATCAGGAACTGTTCCACCATCTAGTGGATGGGCATCTCAAATCCCTAGCGTACCAGCTGGGCAGTATTTGTGGACTAAAACAACCTGGAGCTACACAGATAACACCTCTGAGACAGGTTTTTCTGTTGCAAAAATGGGTGAAACTGGCCAAAAAGGAGATAGAGGAGAGCCAGGACCTAGAGGTCCTCAAGGTGAACGTGGTCAACAAGGTTTGCCTGGTCTCCAAGGTTTACAAGGTCCAAAAGGTGACCAAGGTATCCCTGGTCCTAAAGGCGCTGACGGCCGTACAAAGTACACTCACATTGCCTACGCCGATACTATCTCAGGGAGTGGATTTAGCCAGACAAACGCCGACAAGGCCTATATAGGGGTATATGTTGATTTCAACTCAACTGACAGCGTCAACCCTGCTGACTATCGCTGGACGAGATGGCGTGGTCGCGATGGTGCCGATGGACTACCAGGTAAAGCTGGAGCAGATGGAAGAACACCTTATGTTCACTTTGCGTACTCTGACAATGCGGATGGTTCTGGTTTGACAATGACAGATAATGGACAGCGCTATTTTGGTCATTATTCAGACTATGAAAAAACCGATAGCTCAGATAAAACGAAGTACAAATGGGCTGATCGTTGGGCTAAAGTTGAGGTTGGTTCACAGAACAGGTTTGTTCAAAACACTTCTGTTGCAGGGTATTTAGGGAATGCTGGGGTTGTTTACGCAGCTAATACCGTGAACAAGGAAAGAACGTCCGATTTTATTGAAATCGATGGAGCATCCAATCTCATCTATCAGCTTTGGGTAACTATCCCTGCTGGAGGAATGCCTTGGCATGCTTGGCAATTTTACGATTCTAATAAATCACTTATCGGAACTCGACTTACAGGTAAGGACAGTTATACTGTTCGTTCTCAAAAGTGGCATATCGTCAATAATATTACAGTACCAGCTACTGCTAAATTTATTAGACTATCTGCTAGAACTTACGAAGACGCTAAAATTAAATTAGAGATAGGCACTATCCCCACAGACTGGTCTCCATCTCCTGAAGATATTCAGAGAGACATTGACTCTAAAGCTGATCAAGGGCTGACTCAGGAACAAATCAATGCGCTAAATGAAAAGACTGGGATTATTCAAGCTGAGCTTGAGGCTAAGGCTAGCGCTGACACACTTGATAATTGGATAAAGGCTTACAAGGACTTTGTCAAGGCCAACGAGACAGCGAGGGCGCAAGCTGAGAAAGATTTGATTTCAGCTAGTCAGCGTGTTTCTAACATTGCTAAGGATCTTGGAGAATTATCTGACCGCTGGAATTTCATCGATAGCTATATGAGCTCATCTAATGAGGGTCTTGTCATTGGTAAGAATGACGGTAGTTCTAGCATGATGTTCAACCCTAACGGACGCATCTCAATGTATTCAGCAGGGGTAGAGGTTATGTATATTTCTCAAGGTGTAATCCACATCGAGAACGGTATTTTCTCTAAAACTATCCAGATAGGACGCTTTAGAGAAGAGCAGTATCACATTAACCCAGATATGAACGTAATTAGATATGCAGGAGGTGCTTAATGGCTGATTTTTGGTCAAATACTAATAGAGGTTATCGTATAAGATTGTGGATAGATCAAACCTCGCAGAGCATTGAAGACAATAGCAGTCAAGTCAGGGTTAGACTTGCCTTGTTAAATACTTTTACGACTTTCGCAGAATACAACTGTACTGCTTCGGTGACTATTGATGGACAGATTATCAACTGGTCAGGACGTCCATCAATGCTTAGTCAAAATCAGGTAATCATGCTAATTGACCGAACTGTCACAGTCGGCCATAACGCAGACGGAACCAAGACATTTAATTTGTCCGCTAGCTTTTCAGGGAGTGGTGGATGGTCTCCTGGTGATCTAAATATTGATGGTAACTCGTTTACTTTGACAACAATCCCAAGATCTAGCTCTGTGAGCGTGAGCACTGGGGTCATTGGCAATGCGGTTACTATCAACATTAACCGTCAAAGTTCCAGTTTTAAGCATACAGTGCGCTATGCCTGGGCTGGTAAGAGTGGAACGATTGCGACGAATGTAGACACATCCACAGCGTGGATGATCCCTCTTGACTTCGCAAACGACATCCCCAACTCAGCGAGTGGGACAGGGACTATCTACGTTGATACGTATTCAGGCTCTACCAAGACAGGCACACAGTCAGCCACATTCACGGCAAGCGTGCCAGATAATCTCAAGCCTACATTTTCAGGTATCACATTGTCAGATTTGAACTCTGCAGCACAGAACCTTATCCCAAGCGGTAACATGTTCATTCAGGTAATCTCTAACATCAAAGTAGCGTTTAATGGTGCAGTTGGTTCTTACGGCTCATCCATCACTGGATACTATGCTGAGATTGTCGGCAAGAACCAATCCACAAGCTCAAACGGTGGCAGTCTTGGCATTATGAACTACCACGGAGCTATCAAAATCAGAGCAAGAGTCTCTGATAGCCGTGGCAGATGGTCAGATACTAGAGAGGTATCTGTAACAGTGCTTGAGTATTTTGCTCCTGCTTTGAGTTTTGGCATAGCAAGAACAGGCTCAACATCTAGCACCCTAACAGCTACAAGAAATGCCAAAATCGCCCCTCTGACAGTGGCAGGAAGTCAAAAAAACTCAATGAGATTGACATTCAAGGTTGCTCGGTTAGGTACTACTAATTTTCAAGCGGATACAGGACAAGCTACTGGAGCATGGACAAGTATCTCAAGTCTAGTCAATTCACAAGCTAACCTTGCTGGGAACTATCTAGCAAATCAGTCCTGGGTTGTGATCGGCACGCTTGAGGACAAATTCACACGGACTGATTTCATGGTCAATGTGGCCACAGAGAGCGTGGTTTTGTCTTATGACCGCTCTGGCGTGGGCGTCAATAAAATTCGTGAGCAAGGCGCTCTTGATGTTAAGGGTGACATCTACGCTAATAATCAGCCTATCCAACAGTATCAAATCACTGACAATAATGGATGTGGGAAGATCATCAAACAGGATTTTAATTCCATGAAAAATACTGGCTTTTGGTGGATAGACGGAAACTCTCAAAATAATCCATTTGGGGCTTGGGGGATGTTGGAGGTCTTCAGACCTAACCCTAACTCTCAGGAATGTATCCAACGCTTCACAACATCTTTAGGATATATGGCAGTTAGGGAGAATGGTTTTGATAACAACTGGAGGCCATGGCGCTACCTAGTGCAACAATCAAAATCCACTAACAATTCTGATTATGTAGCTCTGCTAAAATCAGAAAGCGATCCGACTTCTTGGCGAAACATAACTCTACAAAATGGGTGGCAACATCATCAGCAGTACAATGATGTACAATATTCAAAGTCGTTCGATGGAGTGGTGTACTTGCGTGGAGTTGCGACGAAAGGGAAGACAGCTTATGGAACGGTTATAGCTCAATTACCAGTGGGATTTAGACCGTTACATTCAACTTACGTTTTTGCGCTCAACGATGATTTTACAATCGCAGTTTTATGTATTTTAACATCGGGAGAAATAGTTGTAAGAAAGAACGTTGACGCTACATGGCTCAACTTTGATAACGTATCATTTAAAATATAACAATCGTAAAAAATCCCTAATTATTAACGGATAATTAATTTATAAAGGAGGAAATGACAATGCTAAAAGTCACTAAAACACGTCAGCTAGTAGCTGAATTTTTCGCACAAGATGGCGACCAACAAAAATTGGTCAAAACTACTGTAGTCAACACAGACAATGAAGCTGTTTCAACAACATCTGAAACACTGCATGACCCGGATTTGTACGCTAAAAATCGTAGTAGCATGCGTAAACATGAACAAGAGTTGCGAGAAATGCGCTATAAGATTGAAGATGCAATTTTGGCAGAGCTGGAAACAGATGAACATAAAGAGTAGGAGGTGTGTATGCCAGAATACGAGCATTTAATTGTGCAAATTTTTCTCACTCTAATTCCTGTCATCGGTCTTTACTTCTCTATGAAAGATAAAGCTACCAAGCAAGAAAATCGTCTCACGATTTTAGAGAAAGACATTGAAAATCTGCATGAATTCAAGACATCGGCCAACAAACGGCTAGATAACCACGACGAGCAAA